GGAGGTCGGATTCCTGTATACCGACAAACAACGGGCATTACTACAGTAGTAAAAACGTTGTTGCCTGAGACCCGATTGGTTGATCGGTTCTACTTTCGTAGCAGCACCACCTGTGTCTCATCACCTTAACCAGCGGTTGCCAGTAAGTTTATTCAGTCACTCCCATTGTTGCGTCCAACAAATATAGTATAGCATAAAAAAAGAGGGTGTCAACCCTCTTGAGTATTTGTCTTTGAAAAGTAATAAAACTCTTAACACCTGAATACTAACGGAGTATTATACCCTGAATACTAACAAGAGTATTTTAGGTTGAATACTGACCGTAGTATTCAGTCTAGTTAACGCTTGTTTTCATCAACAATCATTCTACGGATTGTTCTCCATAGTGTTCTAAGTTTTTTATCAGAAGCATTTCTTGCTTCTCTGATGTCATAAACATCATCAATAGATTTGATTGCTTTCTTAGACTCTAAACTCATACTCTTCTTACAAAGTGAACCTGCTTTACGCTTATGGTATTTGTAATTAGAGGCGGTAACACCTGCTCTCATATGGTATGGAGTAATTCCGAAATACACTTCTTTAGCATATTTCCAATATGGTGTAAGTCCATTATCAGACCTTACTCTCAATTCTCCATTTGGTTGGAGAATTGTATTTACAACACCGTATAAGAATTTAAACTTGTCGCTAGTATATTTTTGTGGATCATTTTTAAGACCATTCTTTTTAGAATTCCACTCTAAACCAGCAAATTCTCTAACATCATCTGGAAGAAGAGTTGCAAGAATCAATGTCCAGGTCTTTAACCATCTTACTATAGCATCTTCATAATCTGTTTTGATGCCATAGTTATTGTTTCTTGCCTCATTAGAATCTTCAGTTAATGCATCTCTATCATCATAGATATGCTTTGTTGAAGCTTCATGCTCTTCAAGAGTCATTGGTTTGAAAACCTTCAAAGATTCAAAAACATGTGGAAACTTTTCCAAATAATAAGCGATTGATTCAGTATCATTCTGATCTGATTTATCACCCAAATGTGGAGACTCCAAAGATGCTATCTTTCTTGTTTTAGGTGTTGTCTTTTGAGGAAAGCAGAGAATTTCGATATTTCTTGAATTCGCTGTTTCTTTAAAAACTTTTAACTCATCTATTCGATAAGTTTGTGCAAGAGAATTTTCTTCTTGCGATCTCAAGTGTGCGTCCTCGATAACGATAGTCATGTCATCACACAAATTGGGAACGTCCAGTGATTTAAACTGTTCTGTTGTGATTGTGTGATGTTCCCTTGTTTCGGGATTAAAAACTATTACGTGTTTTTTACCGATATCACACACAATGAATTTTTTCATCATAATGTATGAAACTTAAGTGAACGTATATAACGTGATACGAGTAATGAACTTTGAAAATCAATTAAGATTTTTTTCCCTGATTACTGACTTGTTATATACAATAATTATAGCATACAACAAGTTTATATGTCAACTATTCAGTTTCTCCTATATCTTTCTTCTTCTTAGCACCAATATTATACTTAGTTTCTAATATCCAATCTCCTTTGTCTTTATATGACAAGACTTTGATTTGATTTAAAGGTGCGATATCTTGTATGCGAACTACATCGACCACACCAACCAATCCCCAATCAGCAAGAAGCTGAGCAATACGGTTGCGACGCTGAACATCATTAGAAGTAAGGTTAGCGTGTTTTCCATCAAGAGCAAAAAGTTCTTTAAAGTGGACAAGATAATACCTCCCTTGCTTATGAAGTATATGACAACTTTGATATATCTTCTTTTCCTTCCTACTTGCTACACCAATTCTTGTGAGAGTTTCTCTGACTTTCAGGAAATCATCTGGTTCATTTAATGTTACTTCAATCATTTGGTCAGGAGACCAATCCACTTCAGGTTCTTTAACAACACTCATTTCGCTCCTCCAGTATCAAATTTAGATTTTATAAAGTTGAGTTGTTTTTTTGTCAGAATTTTCAAAGCTTGTTTTGCTTTTTCGTTACTAAAACCATAATAACGTTTCACATAATCAAGGTCTTTGATCATATCCTTACGAAGCCAAGGAGAGAATCTCTTCTTAGTTCTGAGGGTATTTATATAAAAATCGTATTGCATCTTCTTTGGTAAGAAATTATACCTATTCATTTCATTTGCAAAAAGGATTGCATCTAGGTGTCCAGAAAAACAACGATTAATAATATAAGGAGGATAATCCTTCTCTATAGAAGGGTCTTCATCTATTAAATTTTTCTTTGTTTGGTTGATTGAATTTAACCAGTCTTTTAATTCCATTACAATACCTCAAGAATAATTCCACTACTACGTTCCATATTACCAATCAATCCACATGGATATGAGTTAAATGACAATGACCATCTATCATGTTCTTTAATTGTATGAGCATCAACACTATGTACTAAGGTTGATGGAAAAACTATTAAATCACCAGCAACAGTTGATTGTTTGTGAATAATTAAATTATCTTCATCTTCCTCATTAATTACTTTGATTATATTTGAAGTATTGGCAGGATATTCAAGATTATTATTACTACCTGTCCAAAAATTATTCATACTAAACCAAGTTGAAGCATTAGAATCTGTAAGATACAGTATAGCACTCATAAAGGAATTAGGATGTGAGTGTATCCAATGCCATTGATTTTCCTTTGCAATATTACCCCAAGATGATGTGATTTCAATTCTATCACATCTAAAGGACATTTCATCCTTTACTTCATTTAAACACTTTCTAACCCACCTATGAATTTCAGAATATCTATCAACTTTGTTTAGTCTTGTATTATCAGTTTGACGAACTTTCCATTCTTCTCTACCATCATCTCTTATGGTTTCCTCTTGTAAAGTTTTTAGTGTTGCATCAATTAATGATGATTTACATTTAAACTTGAATATTCTTTGTGGAAGTATTTTCAGAGTTTTCATTTAATTCATTATCAAAATAATTTGAGCAAGAACAAACAAGATTACGATCCCCGTAAACATTGTCAATTCGTGATATCGCTGGCCAAAACTTATTTGTTTGATTGGCAGGATATGCTGCTTCGTCACGACTATAATTATACACCCATTTGTCAGAACTTACAACCCTTGCAGTATGAGGTGCGTTTTTCAAGATATCTTTATTCTTGTCAATTTCTCTTCTGATACTTATCATTGCTGATGCAAATCTTTGTAATTCTTCCAATGACTCACTTTCAGTTGGTTCAACCATAACAGTATTTGTAACTGGCCAAGATAATGTAGGTGCATGAAATCCATAATCCATCAATCTCTTTGCTACATCTTCAGCAGTTATACCATCAAAAGTTCTAACATCAAATATACATTCATGTGCAACTCTTTCATTTACACCTTTATATAAAACTTTAAAGAAAGGTTCAATCGCATGAACTAACCAGTTTGCATTAAGTAAAGATATTTCACTTGCTTTTCTAAGTCCATCAGCACCCATCATTCTTATATACATCCAACTGATAGGTAAAATAGATGCACTACCTTGAACTACTGCTGATACTCTATGATTCATAAAAGGTACAAGATGCTCTGCAACACCAATAGGACCAATACCAGGACCGCCACCACCGTGAGGAATACAGAACGTCTTATGTAAATTCATATGACATACATCAGCACCATACTCACAAGGTTTTGCTAATCCTACTTGTGCATTTAAGTTTGCACCATCAAGATAAACTTGTCCACCATTTTCATGAACAATTCTACAAATATCTTTGATAGTTGGTTCAAACACTCCATGAGTTGATGGATATGTAATCATAATACAAGATAACTCAAAGGTATTCATTATTGCTTTCTTCTCTAAATCTTTTAAATCAATATTTCCATCATCATCACAATTTACAGGAACTATCTTCATACCTGCCATTACAGCACTAGCAGGATTAGTTCCATGTGCACTTGTAGGTATCAAACATACATTTCTTTTGATATCACCATTACTTCGATGATATTCTTGTATTGCTAATAATCCTGCATATTCTCCCTGTGAACCTGCGTTTGGTTGTAATGATACTTCAGCAAATCCTGTTATATCACATAACCATTCTTGTAAATCAAACATAATTCTTTGATATCCAAGAGTATGATGTTCTGGTGCAAATGGATGCATATTTGCAAATTCATTCCAACTTACTGGCATCAATTCTGATGCTGCATTTAATTTCATAGTACAACTACCAAGTGGTATCATACCATTAACCAATGAGAAATCTTTCTGAACTAACTCATTGATATATCTCATCATATTTGTTTCACTATGATATTTGTTAAAAACTTCTTGCTGTAACCAAGGACGAGTTCTTTCTGGAATATTTTTCCATCTAAATCTTCCAACTGCTTCAACAATATGATCAATAGTATCACTTTTGTTTACCAAATCTTGTTGTGAATTAAGAATTTTTCTTATCTCATCAAGAGTTGTAAGTTCATCTAAAGTTATGATAGTATGGTCATCTTCATAACGAACATTATATCCTTCAACAGTTAGAAAACTTTTGAATCTGATTGTATCAAACCCATCTGTATCATCTACATCTATTCCTAACCAAAATAAACCTTTCTTTAATATTTCACGATAGGTTAATATACGAGTTGCAATTTTTTTGAGTCCTTCTGCTCCATGATATGCAGCATAGAATCCTGCCATATTCGCAAGTAAAGCCTGTGCTGTACAAATGTTACTTGTTGCCTTATCTCTTCGTATATGCTGCTCTCTAGTTTGTAATGCAAGTCTTAGTGCTTTGTTACCTTGAGCATCTACAGACTGTCCTACAATTCTACCAGGTATTTTTCTTTTATACTTATCTGTTGTTGCGAAGAATGCTGCATGTGGTCCTCCAAATCCCATAGGAACACCAAATCTTTGCATACTTCCAACTGCAATATCAAAACCCATTTCTCCTACAGGTTTCATAAGTACCTGACATAGTGGATCAACAATCGCAATCTTCATACATTTACATGCTTCTGCTAATCTCAAAACCCCATCACGATTTCTTAGATTACCATGATTATTTGGTAATTGTGTAATAAATCCAAATGCATCAGCAAAGAAAGATAATGGTATTGCATCGTCTAAATTAATCTTAACAATATTAATTCCTAATGGTCTTGCTCTAGTTTGTAATACTTCTAATGTTTGTGGGAATATTTTATCATCTACTACAAAATCTTTTTTCTTACTTTGACTATGAGCAAGTATCATTGCCTCTGCTGCTGCAGTTCCTTCATCTAACAATGATGCATTTGCAACTGGTAATCCAGTGAGTTCTGTAATCAATGTTTGATAATTAAATAATGCTTCTAGTCTACCTTGTGATATCTCTGCCTGATATGGTGTGTAAGAAGTATACCAAGCAGGATTTTCAAATACATTCCTTTGAATAACTGGTGGTGTAATTGTTCCATAATATCCCTGACCAATTAAACTTCTTTTAACAATATTATGTTCTGCAATTTCCTTTAACTCTTCAAGTGCCTGTTGCTCACTACAACCATCTGGCAAATTACTATCACCACGAAGTAGGATAGAATCTGGAACTATTTGTCTAATGAGTTCATCAATAGTTGAAAGACCAAGATCAGCAAGCATTTTGCGTTGTTCTGATTCTGTTGGTCCAATGTGACGTTGAATAAATTCTGACATATTATCCGCTAATCATATCATCATCCATAGTTTTATTTCTAATGATAATAGTATTATTTTCATAGTCAGGATAAAACTCTAGAATATCTTCATTATCCCAACACAACTCTTCATACAACATGTTAAGTTTCATCATATCTTGATACATATCTGATGGTCGTTCTTCCATTAAAATACACCCTCTATGTTGTAATTGAAAAGAAGTAATTCTTTTCTTGTTTTCTGATTTCTCATATACTCTCCTACAGAACGCATGGTATATGTCAAATCAAATTCAGCAACATTCCAATTTTTAAATCTATCTTTAACTAACTGGTCTGAATTGTAACTTATAAGCATTTCAGAATTATATATTTCACAATCCTTTGCAAACTTATCATGATCAAACTTTTTGTGCATTGAACCCTTCTTACCATACAAATTATCCTTAATATCATAGGGTGGATCAAGATATACAAATGTTTTTTCTTTATCTCCTAACAAATGGTTATAATCAACATTTGTAATATGCCAGTTTTTAATTATTTCGGTATAGGTTGGTAATTTATCAATTCCTCTCATTGAGAAATTAGAATCACTTGCCTGTTCTGAGAATGATGATGATTCTGTAAGACCACTAAAAGAACATTTGTTTATAATGTAAAAACAAACTGCACGGTCTTTATCTGATACATCTGAGTCATATAATCTTTCTTTAGCATCTAAAAATAAACCTCTTGCAGAAACACGATCAGGATGTGTTGATTTTAATCCTTGTAATTCTTCATGCAAATAATCTCCATTGACTTGTAGTTGTAACCAAAAATTATATAATGGTTCATACAAATCATTTACAACAATTTTAAGATTTGAATATTTCTTTGTGATGTGTAATGCAACACTACCACCACCTAAGAATGGTTCATAGTATACTTCATAATCTCTCAAGTCTGGAATGTATGGTTCCATTTTTTTGCAAGCACGAGACTTGCCACCAGGATAACGAAGTGGTGTTTTAAAAGATTTAAGTGAACTAGTCGTCGTGATCATCCCAAGGGTCTAATAAATTTTTATTTGCAAAGAATCCTTTATATACTCCATAACCAGCCAGCAATACTGTAATCACTGCGATCGAGATCATAAATGTAAAATCAGGATTGAATGTGAAATGTGGTATAAGTGTGTCATTACACTTGGCAATCTTCTCTG